ATTCCCGACACAGAGCCATTAAGTTCTCTGGCGTGTCCATAAGTTTACTGCCTCCCATACCACGAGGTTCAATATGATGGATGTCTACGGCTCGCCTGTTGCAGACTTCACAAGGGATAAATTCTAAAGCAGACAATCCCATTGCCTTCAGGTAAACCTTAGTGTGATTCTTCATAATGCTCTCCGGTGTTTCCGTTCTGCCCAATGATATTCATTCGCTTATTGAGTTCCTCTTCTTCGTCCTGCCAGCAAGGTTGGTTATCGGACTTCTTGTTAACAAACCTTACCCACATCTTTGCAGCAACTGCTCTGCGTTGTGGTTTGAAAGGATAGACGCCTCGTAAGCGAGCCATTGCTATCCGCATAAATTGGTCTTTCATTTCTCGTTGGTGTTAAAGTTTAGTTTTGACATACTCGGTTTTTTCTTTCTCTGTCAAGTCAGAAAAAAATTGTACGGCTATTGCTTTCCCAAACAATACTTTCTTTGCCATTACAAACCTTTCTTTAAGCGTAGTGTATTGCTTATCATAGTTAAGTGGTTTAGCAATCTGCCACCCAGCAAATTGTTTACCATCAATTACTACTGATACTGATTCTGAAGCTGGTTGGTCTTTTATCAATTCGTCAATTAAAATTGTTTTCATTTCTCGTTGGTGTTAGAGATTTTTATTATTATGTGATAAATACTTTTTGTGCGAGTGCCAAAATCTAAAAAATACATTTTCTGGTATGGATTTTCTGCAATGTTAAATGATACAAATGGTAATATGTAATATCTTTTTAATTTCATTTCTTGTTGGTGTTAGTCAAAAAAGTTTGAAATCAATACCGTTAACCATATTGGCGAACTGCAAAACATTACCAAAGCAATACTGTCAGCCAAAGGTTTGGTAGGATATGAGTAAGCAAAAAGGAATAACGCAATACCAATAGCAAATCGTAACCCTGCGTGATTCTTCAATCGGGAAAAGTAGTTTTTCATTTCTCGTTGGTTTTAAAGGTTATGTATTCTTTAATCCATTTCACCCCCTTAATAAATCCGTGATATCTTGAAGATGCTTGTTCAGCTCGCAACTCATCCATAGATTCTTCATAACCTTCATAACGCTTTGCTTCTAAAATAATCTCCTTTTCACTTGGTAATTGTATCTCGTTGGCTGTGTAAAAATTTACCACTTCCTTTGCTTCTTTAGTAAGTGTGGTTAATGCCATATGGGTATCACTTCCACGCCCATAGTTCGCTTCTTGCATTTCGATTATAGCATTCAGCATTTCGATTGGTGTTTTCATTTTCTCGTTGATGTTAAAGGTTAATCCATCCATCAAACTCAAGAACGGGAAGTCCTTTTCTGTCGCACCCAATTGCAAACCTTGCATATTGCTGCGCCACCTCTTTCTCTTTCTCAAGCATTCGATTCTTGATAGCGAACCAAGTCAACTTATCCTTGGGCGTGTCCCAAAGCAACTGAAACAATTCTTCAACTGGCGTCATTCTTGAAATAATTTCTAATTGTTGTTTGAATCTCGTCTAATCTTTGCTCCGCTGATAGGCCGCTATTCTCCGAATCAATTATTTGACCGATTTCGTCCAGCAGGTGATAAAGAGCAATTAGTTCTTTGATGTGTGTTTTCATATCTTGCTTCTAAGGTTTAAACTGATTCTCTGGATACAAAACATCATTCGATTGTCAAATTATTGGCACTAAGTAGCCGATACAAATCTTTCCGTATCGTTTCGTAGCATTTGTACTCCACGTCTGGAAGTTCTCCGTATTTTAAGTTAGAGCGCAACTTTTGGTCTAACTGCCAAAGGACGTGCTTAAACATACCACCGTTGACCGCTTCCATAAACTCCTGCTCTTCGTCAGGTAGATTAAATTCAAGGATTGCTTTCATATCCGTTTATCTTGCCAATAGTAATTGCATCCGTCATCTTTGAAAGGAACTTCAACAAACATTGATTGATAACTTCCCATTGGTGCGGTGAATCGGTAGCATTGGAGTTTAAGCGGGCATCCCTCCCCTGTGCATTTGGTAATGTCAGTCATTGATGTTAAATTTTATTTGACTACTCGGTGTAATTCCGAATTGTTAAATGTATTCATAAAAATAAAATCTAATAAGGCACCCCAGCGTAATACATAATACGCAAAGAATTAAAATGTCTCTAATGAATTTGTCCATTTGTAAGGATTAAAGTTGACCAATGATGGTGTAGTTGTCAAGCTCCGGGTTGTCATTGCCCAAGAAGAACTCTTTATATATTTCAATCGCCTCGTGCGCCTTCTGCTCACCTATCGCTACGAACTCGGGAGAGACGGTGTAAATGCCAATATCAAGTGACGCTTTGTCTACGGCAATAAATATAAACTTATCAATAGGCACTCCGAATAGACGGGTGTAGATAAACGCCTGGAGGTCGTACCCGTACTTCTTGGCGGAGTAGGGAAACGCACGCAGGTCGGTAGTTGTCTTCAGGTCGGCAAGGAATCCATCCCCAAGGATGTCTGCCTTTGCCCGGAAGGGCAACCCCTCAATAACACCAACGGCAGGAACCTCGAACTCGCAGCCCTGAATGTAACCTAATACGTGTTCGTTGCGTAGCAGGGCATCTGCAATCCTACGGGCTTCGTTGTATTCTTTTCTAGTTATGATTTGTCCGCCTTTTGCTTTAGCGTCCTTCCACATATTCGTGTTCTTGCTCTGTACATCGATAATGTCGTATTCCTGCATCCGGTGCGGCTCCAGAGCCATCAGGTGAACCAACCGCCCTACCGTGAAGGCATCTGATTCATCTTGGCCGTACTTCGTAACGTAGTGGTACGTTTTTGGTGACGAGAGTAGCAGCTTACAAGCTGAGGAAGATAAAGCGTGTTTTGCAAGGTGTCCGTAGTAAAACGAATCGTCCTGCATCTTTTCAAGGATAGTGCCTCTGTCCCAGGTGCTGCCATCTAATAGTTCAATTATTTTCATAGCATATTTCTAATTTTATCGTGTGCTGCCATACTCCCCTTGTTAAAGGCAATATCCAGAAGCATCGATTCGTAATTAACTGCCTTGTCCATTTCCTCTTGTGGAATGTCGCTACCGTACTGCTTGGCAAGCAGGCGCATATATTCTACGGTAGTCATTACCAGGCAAGGTTTTCTGCACGGAACTCCGCACGTAAGTACAATGAAGAAATATCAAACTCTTCTGGGAAGTTGATTTCTCGTGGCTCTTGAATAAAACCACCGTAGAAGTGATTGCCATCAGGGCCTTTCTCAAAAGCACCGTCTAACTCTAACCGCCAGTCGTAGAACTCTTCTACGGATTTGAATCCTGCCCAAGCAGCAAACGCCTCGTAGAAGGCGGTTACCGTGTCAAAGTTATCCTCTGGGCCTACATTCTGGTCTGCCGCAGCATCCATCAGGTCAACGTATGTTACTTGCATAGCACATTCCAAATTGCCTGCGGAAGCAGGAATACAACAAAGATTGCAACACACCACAAGGCAACCCAAGCCAGGGGAACCGTGATGTTAATGATGAGGTCTTGCAGTTTTTGATTCATTGTTTTAGGTGTTTGTTTCGACAAACATATAAAAAAAAACAATACACCAAACATCAATGCAAAAAAAATAGGGCCGTAGCCCTACTTTCTTACAAGGTTATTTTTTTAATAAAGGATTTAGTCCTTGTTAGCATTGATAGCGGAGGTATCCATCCCTCAGCGTTATCGTCTCCTGTTGCGCTATTGCCTACGGATTTATAGTTGGCATTCATCAGATGCTCCAGGAGCTTTGCGGTTCGGAATATGTACGCAACATTCTCAACGTCCTTAATGATGTACACGTAAAAGTCAGAACGGCTTGTCATTATACCGGAGTCCTCGTTTTTTGTACTATTGCGATATTCAATGTACAGGTTAGGGTCGTTTGGTGTTCCCCTCCTGCTCGCCCAATAGTACGCCTTTTCATCGTATTTCACCTCAAAGGTGTAGGTCGGGTGAAAGTTTGTCTCCGGGTCGGGTTCCCGCTTCGTGGCCTTCAAGTCCCAATCGTAGAACTTGCGGGGTGGTGCCTCCTCAACATCGTATCCCCGATTCTCAAGGAAAGACTTCCAGAGGTGTTCACCAAATTTACCCGACTGGTTCATAGGCAGTATATACGGAACGCAAGTCCTCTACCCATTGCTTCCATAACTTCGGGTTGCATCCGCAAGGCACGTGGTATGTGTGGTTAAATACCCTGGCGTGAATGGTTGCGATTTCTTTACTTTGGTCGCTGGATAAGGTACTTTTGTATTCCTTATAGAATTGGTCAAGCCATTTGTATTCAGGTTCCTCCAGGCATTTTGGATTCTTGCTTGGGAACAACTGATTTAACTTTTCCTTTCGGGCTTCGCAGCCGCAGTCGATACCGGTTGCAGCGGCAAACCAATCTACTACCGCCTTGATTCCGGTGGCTTCGGTTATCTGCTCGATACGGTCACCGAGTCCCTTTGGCTTCCGCCCACGTTTGGTATTCGTTTTCGCAACTGGTTTTGATTTTGTCTCTTCCATTTTTCAACGTGTTATAAATAGACCTTAGTGAAATCTTTGTTGCCTCCGATAACTTACGAAGCGATACGTCCCCATCGTGGTAAATCGTGAACAACTTATTGTCGTACCAATCCCATTTAGATACCTCGCCTTTTACGGCATCTAAAAGCACCGTAAGCGCTTGGTCTGACTCTATGTTATAAATCTCTTCCTTATCGTCAAACTCTTCTATTGATACGAATTTGATTCTTGCTCGCTGCGTCATCTCCCGCAGGTACATATTCCGCAAGGTGATGTACACGAAAAACGTGTTAACGTCATCGTCTCCGTATTCCAGCTTTTCGGGGTTGTCCACGTACTGATACAAGCGCAGGTACATATCCTGCACTAAGTCGTGAGCATCGTCACGGTCAAGACCGAACGACCTCGCCATACGCAACCAGTCCTCGTGGCGCTTTGCTAATCGGGGTAGGATTCCCATAATACTTCGACTAAGATAATGCCAAGGCAAATCTCCAAACTATGTAGGTTACAATCCTCAAATTCAGTCTTGCTCCAATTAGCACCCAAAAGAAAACCGTAAAGAGGGTAGAAATTAACGCTAAAGCCCATTGACGAATTGTTTAAGCGTTGCCAACTTCGCTTCAAGTTCTTTTACCTGGGTGGCGAGTTTAGCATTCTGCTCAAGCAAATAATCGTAATTGAGTACACTTGTAACCATTCGGTCTTCTTCAGTTTCTTCCGGTTCTGGAAGCGGGCCACGTAGATTGTGCGCTATTTCTAATGTTGATTCGTAAAAGGTATCCCTTGGGAATTTTAGCTTTTGGTAATGGATAATAGTAGCGTGACTTTTACCCATCTGCCGACCTAATTCCGTAAGCGTGAAGAATGGGCGGAATGCTTTTACGTATGCTGCTCGGACTTTAACATTGTTCCAGTCACGAGTTCCTTTATCGGTGTATCCGATGTTTTTGCAGAATTGTTTGTAGTTCATCTTTTGGTACCAACGTATTTTGCGTTGCCTCTTTCTTTTTGAATTAGGATGTGGAAGTACGGTACTTCGTAATTCTTGCCGTGTTCGTCTTCAATTAGGTACCAGGCGCTCCATTGGCTCCAGCTCACGGGACGCCAATAGTCCAATACCAAGAACTTCTTTCCGTTAATTGCAAACACCTCATTCGGTGCAAATGGTACGGGAATAATCATAAGGATAGATTTTCTTTGATTTGCTCTAACTCTTTCTTCAGGGCATCAATCTCAATTAAACGCTCCCGGTTCTGGATAAGTAGTCGGGCGTTTTCTACTCGTGCCTCGTTTACCCGCTTGTCGATGTGGCGTTTCATATCTACCATATCCTCCAGCATCTGCGTAGCACGCCATACTGATAGCATATTATCCACGATTTGTGGCTCTTTAGGGTTGGCTAAGGCCATCTCGTTTAACCACCGAACAACATCGCTTACCTGAAGGATTTTATCCCTAACGTAAATCTCCCAAGAGTCTTGACTAAAATGGGTCATCTGAATAAATTATAGTTTGAATAGGTGCTTGAACATCGAGCAAGTTAATGTTATTATGGGTAAACCCGACATTACCTTTCATTGAACGAATCCTGATAGGGTCAGATAGCGGAGTTGGCCTTCCGCCTGTCTCCATCTCTTTTGTTTTACGGCAATGGATTTCGGTAAAGACCCAATCGGTTAAGTGTTGTGCGTATCGGTGAATGATAACAACCGAATCAGCACGGTTGCCCCACTTACCACCACCTTCAATATCGGAGGTCATTGGTGGCGTGGGCAGGCCTGCGTAAGCGTGGCCGTTAGGATGTGTCCTACGCATTGCTTCCGTTACCGGGTGTGTATTTACGATTGTGGTAACTGCGTTCTTGTGGGCGAAGATTCGCACGGCAGATGCTACCTCGTAATGGTATTCGTGCATACCCGACTTTCCAAGTTTCTTTTGGTCTGTCACAAGGGAGTTATACGGGTCTATCAGGCATCCGGTGTACTGCCATTCCTCGTGTATTTCCTCCATAATGCGGAGTAGGTCAAATGCGTTATATAGATTGTTGCTATCAATGAACCGAAAGTGTTCGTCAATGTAATCCAGGTGGCGGTACATCTTTGCCTCCGTTACGTTCTGAATAGGTTCGCAGGACAAGAACTCGATTAACTTGCGCTTTAAAGAGTGTACCTCGTTCTCGGATGAATAGACCAACCACTTTTTATCAAAGTTCATTGTCTGCATCAGCATCAGGTAAATTAACGTATGCGTCTTACCTACGTTGGCGTGGCCTGTAACAACGACAAACTCCCCGTCTTTAAATCGGAGGAACTCATCAATTACCGGGTGGCCAAGTTTACCGGTGTCGTAGTATTTACCGCCTCTTGCTCTTTCCAAGAACGGCAATACTTTATCGTTAGAAATAAGGTCAGGATGTTTCATAGGGCAAACGTAAACAAAAAATCAATACAAAAAAACATTGGGCAAAAAAAAGCCCCTCCGGAGAGGGGCTAAAAACCAGTCATTATGAAACACCTAAAACGGACTGGCTTCTTCTGTGCGAGCTGCAAAGTGTTCTTGATGCGTAGCACCGTGGGTGCCGGACATCCAAGCGTTAAACTTCTCTGCCAACTCAAAGATTTTTTCTACTGGGATTGTTGACCCTTGGGCAACATAAGCTGCTGACATTTCAACTGCTGATTTCAATGCTACCTGGCGAATGATAGATGCGCTGCGGTCATCATTGGCCTTGGGTGCTGAAGGTGTCCAGGCGGGTCGGTCACCACGTTGAATCTTTACGGTACCTTTCTCGTTCTTGGTGTACTCAACCTCGTCACCTACTTTGTAAGGTGGGGTTTGGCTCTTGGCGAATGCGGTTCCAAATTCTCCGTCATCAAAGCGGATGTCTAACTTGAAGAACTCGTTCCATTGGCCGTTTGGGGTGATGCTTGTAATTTTAGGCATTTTGCAATTCGTTTAAAAGGGTTCTTTTTAATACTTCGTTTTCTGCTTCGAGGAACTCCATCCGTGATGCCATCGCCTCGACTCGATGTTGTAGGAACTCTACCATCTGTGCGGCAGATTCCTGAGACCAGTTTGTTCTTTGTCCGTATTCCATTAGAATAGTTTTAGGTGTTAGACAGGACAAACATACGCAAAAAAATTAACATACAACTCCCTTA